GTATCTGCTGTATCATCTACAGTTATTGCTGTAGTTGTTGCTGATTTAATTCTCCCTCCTCGTCTTGCCCCTGCTCTTACTGGATCGCTTACTTCAATAACTTGACCTGGCCTAACAATAACTCCTTCAGCTAAACCAGTTGTAAAACTAATTGTTTCAGTAGAATTTTGCTCTTCAAACAACATAAATCTGCCTAGCCTTGCTGCTTGACCTCTTGAAGTACAAGCAAAACCAGTTACTTTCTTATGCAAAGCTCCATATTTTGTTTTAGCTGTTGTATCTTCTACAGTTTCAAAGTCTAACTCCTGATTTTCCATGTCAAAATATGACACAGAAATCATTGTGGATCTTGTTTTTAAACTTGTTCCTGAGTAAGTAAAACCTTGTTCTGTTACGTGATCCTGCGTTCCAAAAAGTTATAGCTCTCATTACTGAAGTCAACGCATTTATAACTTCATAAGCATCCTGTCTTGTTTGCAGGATAGTATTGCAACTAAATCTAGGTTCTTGTCCTCCTAATCCATCGTCTACTAATTCAGAGCAATAAACAGAGGCACTATAAAAGGCAAACTTATCTAGTTGAGTCTCTGTTATGTGATCTCCTAATCCATATCTAGTGTTTGTTAAAAGATCAAATAAAATCCAGGCTGGATCTGAACACCAAACCTTAGTTGTAGTAAGCGTACCATTAAAAGTTCCTGTATAAGTTATTCTTCCTGTTGTTGCATCTACAGTTCCATTATGAGGTATCTTTATCTTTACCCCACGAACTTTATACATTCGCCCTGGGACAGATGAGAATTGCTCAGAATCAAACCTTAAAGCTACATGAGCTATATCAGGATAAGGTCTTTGCTCGTCAACAATTTCAGTAAACGATGAAAAGATAAATTCATCTCTTAACTTAGTAGGATCTTCAGCATTATCCGTTACTCTTTCAACAGTTATTGTTACAGGAAAGGTACTAGGAGTTCCAGTATTGGCATCAAGTAAATTAATTCTATAATCTCTGGCATATGCTGATGAACTTCTTCCTGTTATTGTGTCATCTATCGGAGTACTTGTCGTTCCATCGCCTTGAAGAATATTTATTTTTAACCTTACTGATGCACCATTTACATCTCCATTTGTTTCAAACTTCTGTAAAGAATTAAATTTAACAGTAACCCTTACAGCGTCTACATTTGAATTGGTTATCTGTCTTGATACTGGTGTTCCTTTTTCTACTTTTACTCCAACATTTGTTTCTGTTTCGATATTTACGATACCAGGAATAAAAGTTTGATTGCTAGTTCCAAATCGAGGTTCAAATTGTACATTTTGAAAATTAAAATCTGTTGTTTGAAGATCAGTTACATCAGCATTAGCTCTTAATACTGGAGTTTTCCCTAAATAAACATCTTTTAATGCTGCATTATTGTAATTAGTTGTCCCTTTTGTGAATCCTGCTGCTGATGGAAAACCCTCTATTTCACCTTCACTAAGAACATCAACAATAGTGGCAAATTGTTTACTACTTAATACGTCAGCAGGTAACGTAGAATCTACTAAAGTTGGTATAATTTCTGAAAATCCAGAAGCACTGAAAAACATTACGCTGTACCTTCTATCTGTACTGTATCAATTCCTGCCGATACTACTAGCGATCCAGCGAATATTTCTCCGTAAATTATAGGCAAAGCTGTTCCTGCCCTTGATGTATTTTGTACCCCACTGAATGAAAAGTTCTGTGATTGTGGATCGTCTGATACTCCAGGAGGTTTGGGGACAGGGGTAAGCAGTTCTGCTGTGCCTGATAATGCCAGATAAATACCAAAGTTTCCTGCTGCTGCTGCTAAACTAGCACCCAATCCTGCTCCTGCTCCTGCTGCAAAACCTAAACCAGAAAAACCCCCTCCTGTTGCTGCAAAAGTACCAAAACCACCTGTAAGTGCTACTGCTCCTATAATTGCTGCTCCTGTTAAGATTTTACCAGCACCTTTAAAAATATCTTTAATTGCACCCACGGCTACAGGAACAATTTTGATTTCTTGTTGACCCAAAGGATCTAGAAAATCATCTTCACTAATATTAGTTTTTCCTACTTTCACTTGATAGGTTTGTTCTATCATATGACGTTCCAAGTGAGGAAAGTTTGCTAATAAAAATTTAAACGAATCAATAGGTGTATTAATTTCAGCCTCAAAAGTACGTTGTCCTAAAAAACGAGCTAATCTGCCATAAACTTTTATTTTATTGAGCATAGCGATACCTCTTCTTTGTACATTCTATATACTTTTGGTCATAAGTTTCTCTACAACTAAGTCTTTTCTGACAGTGATGCAGAATAGTTTGATCTCCTACATATAAAGCTACATGACTTAATGTGTTTTTATATGTATTCAAAAGCAAAACATCTCCAACTTCTGTTTCAACATTATCATCTATTTCCGTAAAACCTAATTTAGGTAAAGCATATTCAAATAAAGGATTCTCTGCAAAATCTTCTGGACTTTTTGGTCGTTTCCAATGTCTAATCTCTATATTTTTCTTTTCTTTATACCAATCAGTAATCAAACTCCAACAATCTTGTATGTCCCATACCCATTCTCTACCTATTAATCCTTTTTTATAACCAGAAGGTTCAAAATAATTCCATTGCTCTGATTCTGGAGTAACGATATAAAAAGGCAAGTCTAAATATTCACAACTTGCAAGATCAGCTTGACTAGGAATCGGAGGATGATTTGGATGACTATGAAAAACCGCAACTATTTCACCAGCATCTTCAGCTTTTACCCAATCATCAGGATCAATAATAAATTGATCTTCTAAATATTCAGCAAGATTTTTACATGGAAAATATTTTTCTTTACCTTTGTAAACAGCTAACAAACCACAGGCTTCATGTGGTGCATCTTCTTTTGCGTGTTTAAGTGCAATATTTTTCCAAGTCATCCTACAAACGTACCAATACCAGGAAATATTGCTCTAGTTGCTATCCTCTTCGGTAGTTTTACATTTATTAGATCAAGTGCTGAAATAGCTTCCCATTGAACAAGATCTCTATTTTCAGTTATTTTTCTATCTAAAAAGTAAATCTCTTGAGGAAACTCTGCTGTTGGATCGGGAGTTCCATAAGGATTTGTATTACCCTCAAAATTAACAGCATCTAAAAATTTAGCTAATGTTCTAATTCTTACCAACTTTGTTCCATTTAAATCATTACCAACAGTTGTCTGGTTAGCAGCTTGTAAAAGTGCAGTAATCGTTCCAAAAATATTACTTACAGAAATTGTAGGTCTAGGTAAAGTACCTGTTGAACCAAAATCGAATCCTTCACATTGAATAGGAAACTTTTCATAAGTATTACCAGCCCATACGATATTTCCATTTGCGTTCATGTTTGAACCATTATGAAAACGATGAACAGTGGAAGAACCATGCAAGGTTGAATCTAATGTCAACGTAAACAATTCAATAATTGCTCCAGGATTTATTGATTGTAAAGATGAAACTGGTACTGCCATTAGGGTTCAAATACTTGTTCAAATGTTGCTGTAATTCTATTACGCTCAAAATCAAACATTTCTCTGTTAAAACTTCTGCAGATCCACTGATAACTTGCAAGATCATCAGGTGGTGACCAAGTAAATGATGCAGCATCTTTTCCTCTTGCTTCTAAAAATGTTTCAATTTCATCCGCATCTTCATCATCTACATTAAACGTAAGACTCCAAACTTTTGGATCTTGATTTAATCCAAATGAAGTACGCTGCTGATAGCCGTCACCAAACTGAGTAAGTCTTACTTTTGGCTGACTACGTTTTGTAGCAGAATATGACGGGTTGTAACTAGGAAAAGTAGCCATTAGCGAATACTAGAAAGTAGTCCTCCAGGTCTTTGTTGTCTGACAAGTTCACTTTGAACTGCAACAGATATAAGTCCACCAAGTTCTTTCGCTCCAGCATCATCACCTTGAACATCTGAACCTGATGCGTCTACATTAACAACAACACTTGTATTATTGCCACCTCCAAGTTTAT